TGTCAGATGGTCGAGCTATGATAATAATTTTATTATAACATCTTCTGTAAAGAATGGAGTTTTGAGTTTTTCTGAGACAAAGGGGAGAATTGAAAAACTCAGAATAGAACGTATTTCAAATACAACATTTTCGTTTTATAATGAAGATGGGTTTATAGGAGATATTACAGCTGATTTTTCTGATGATATTATTTTTAATAGGATTGGAAATAGAGGTCGTAAATATTATTTAAATACAAGTATACATTCAATAAACTTCAACAACGAATTATTTATCCCACTCCCTCACACAGGAATTGGTTTTGATTCAAATGGTGATACAGTAGAACTAACTGTTAGTGGTGGAGTTACTCAGGAAATTGTTGATGGTGGAAGTTTATGGATGCAAGAACACGGAGCAGTATTTAGTAATAATCCTGATTTGGTTAAAGATGGTAGTTTTCCTTTAGGAACAACTGAATGGGGAGCGAGTGGAGAATCAACATTGCAAGATGGGTATGCTAATATTTTATCAACAGATATGACTTATTCACGAATATCCCAAAATAATATCTTCGAAGTAGGAAAAGAATATATCGTTGAATACACTATATTAAGGAGTACTGGACCGATTGCTCTTCAGGATCCTGAAAGAAAATTAAATATTGAATTAGGAACACATAAGATTAAATATACTCCTATTAATACAACTCTAACAATTAAGAGATTTGCAAGTTGTGATACAGATATTACAAATATATCTGTAAAAGAAGCTGATAATTATATCCCAAATAACGAATCAAATGAATTAGCTTATTCATTAGAAGAAGGACAAATTGCAATACCAGCAGCACCAAATTATTTAAATACAACACCATTTGGTATAACATTATTTACAGAAGGCCAGACTAATCTAGAATATGCATTTTTTGATAAATCAGATGCTACAATATGGGATGATTTTGTTAGAGCCTCAGACAATTATGACTCTGATAACACTGGAGTATGGGATAGCACAGAATTAAATCAAGAATTTATTAATGAACATTGTTTACTATCCTCCAAATATGAAATAGATATTATAAATAATGTAATAAAAAATATAACATTAAAAGATTCTTCATCTGTTGTTGTTTCCAATTTGAAAAAATATGTTAGGCTCGGATAAATGTATCGAAATAAATTTATACTATTAACAATTTAATAATTATGAACAGAAAATCAAATAGGATACTAAAAATTCAACTCATTGATATTATTGATGGTGCTGAATTTAAGAAGTGGCTAAGATCAGTAGACCATGAGTTAGTTACATTCAAAAATGAATCAGGAAGATTCATAGTATTTTTTGACCATCCACCTAAAGATTTATTTAGATGGAGCCAAAATTTTAATATACTTAGAGGGTGTACTTATCTTTGGCATAATGGAGTTCCAGTAACAAAAGATAATTACAAAACTTGGGTATCGCAAGATCCAATAGAAGGAGTTAATGGTGAGGAATCAATGCAAGATAATATTGAAAATGGATATTATGAATATATACCTTATTCAGAGATGACAAATATTCCTCCTAAAACAGGGGAAAGCGAATTTAATATTAATTAATAAATAAAAATTATGATTTTAACAATGATTTGTATAGCTGCAATCTTATTGATTGGCTATTTAGTTGCAGTAAGGGTTATTTTTGGAGAATTTCCTCCAAGTTATAGTGCAACTCACTATTGGTTTAAGGTGCGAGGATTTAATTGTCCTTTTAAAACATTAATGTATACATTGCCATGTTTGTTATGCCCTGCATGGTTCCAAATAGCAGATAGCATAAACAGTTATTGGACATTTTTAGCATTTCTAAGCGGTGTTTGCTTGGCTGGGGTAGGATTATATGCTAATTATTTAGGAGAAGATAGAAGACGGCATATTGTCTTTACAACAATTGCAGCATCATTATCTGCATTATGGACATTTTTAATTGGATATGGAATTATTACATTAATAATTTATGGCATAATATTAATATATTTAGGTTTACGTGTCTTAATAAATTATGATAAAGGTATATCATTTAATGACAATTTAGTAAAGGCAAAAACATTGTTATGGATTGAAATCGCAGCATTCTCACTTATAATTGTTCCATTAATTATTAATGCATTATAATTTATAAAATTTAAAAGTTTTATTTTATTTGTGAATTATTTCCCTCTAATTTTAACGAGTTAGAGGGATTTGTTTTGTTTATGGGGTAATTATATATAAAGTAGAATTAAAGGCATTAGAAGTCTTTAAAATGTGTATATAGATGATATTATACCTTATTAGTATAGAAGGGAATATAACTATGTATCAAATCAACTTATAGTTCCAAAACTTATAGTTAGAATGAAGTTAGTTGGAAATTCAATTAAATTTATATTTTAAAGATAAGGCTTCAATAGGTTTGCATTCCGAACCTAATAGGTTTGCATTCCGAACCTAATAGGTTTGCATTCCGAACCTAATAGGTTTAAACGGGGGTAACATAATATAATAAATAGAATAAAATAGAATAAGAAAAAATAAGAAGTAAAAAATGTGGATAAACCCACATTTAGGAAGCACCCTAAAGGGATGCTTCTTCATTTTTAGAAATATCTTATATAGTAAGCTAAAGTAAATATTACTTACTTCAGTTCAAAATATGATTTGCTTCCTATATTTTATAATATTGAATTTTATCATGTTTTTGTTCAAAATTGCGTTATTTTAAGAATAATAAAAATTTTAACCTCTACCAATAAAAGATAAAACATTGATATACAACTAGTTATAAAATAATATAAGAAAAAATCAAAAATAAATTATAAAAATAGTTTGTTATAAAAAGAATTTATATTATATTTATGTCATAATCAATTATAAACAACTAAATAAAACAAAATGGAAAATAAGAAACAAACAATATTTAGAGCAAAACATGATTCAAATAATCCATGTATATTTGTGCATAAAGATATTATATACACACTAAATATAAATGCTCTTGGAATGTTAACACAAATTCCTATATTAGCAAATTCAGATAATAAGCTTTCAAATAAAGAATTTAGATTATTTTGTACTAAAAATAACAATGGAGGAATTAGTGATTATAATTACAAGAAGAATTTAAAAATATTATGTGAAAAAAAATATATAAGTTTATCAGATGATAAAAAAACAATTGAGTTATTAATTCCTTCATTAGTTTTTATAAAATAAAATGAAAAATACAGAACAAACAATATTTAGAACAGAGCATAATGAATACAATCCATATAGTATAGTTAATATGGAATATGCTTATAATTTAGACAATTTAGCTCAAATAGGTTTATTAACTTTATTGCTTGGAAATGCAGACAATTTTAAAATTCATAAAGTTGATATTTTAAACCATCTAAATATAAAAGGGAAACAAGGTAGAACTTCTTTTAGAAAGATATGGAAAGAATTAGAAGATAAAGGACACATAGTAAAAAAGGGTGATGGTACTAAAACGATATATTACATTTATGAAGCTCCTGTGAAAAATATCAACAATGAAGAAGTTGAAGAAGAATCAGAAATAGATAAATTAAAAAAAGAATTAGCACTAGTAAAATCAAAGCTTGAAAAACAGTCTTGTAGCCATTCTAAGGACGTTTTAGAAGATAGTGATATAATTATATCAAAAGAAGATATAACTCCTATACAGGACGATTTAGACGAGTTTAAAGAACAAGATATTAAATATAAGATTGAACAATCTTTTATAATAGATAATGTTTACCCTAAAGAAGAAGTCATTAAAAAAATAAAAAATATAATTAAATACATAGGTATTAAAAATAAATCAGAAATTCCCATGCTTAAAGAAGTTTTTAAAATAAATTATGATTCTAAATCAGATACTATATTAATTATAAATAAACTAAAAATAAAATGAAAGAAGAAATTAGAATATTCGGAAATGAAGAATTAAACATTAAAGTGAGGACTGTTCAAGTTAACAATAAACCTTATTTTGTAGGTAAAGATATTGCAAAAACATTAGGATATTCAAATACAACTGATGCGATAAGACGTCATTGTAGAGGGAGCGTGAAACACGCTGTCACTGATAATCAAGGAGTTATACAACAAATGTCATTAATAACAGAAGGTAATATTTATAGATTAATCATAAAATCCAGATTGGATGTTGCTGAAAAATTTGAATCTTGGATTATGGAGGAAGTTCTTCCACAAATAAGAATTACAGGAGGTTATTTTTTCCTATAATAGAAAGACCTTTTAAAATTAATGAAGAAAAGACAATTGTGACTTTTATAACTTTAATCACTCCTAAAGGTCAAACTTGGTTGACTAAACAAATAAAAGGATAAATATTTCATTAAAATTAAAAATAATTCAATAAAAATTTTGTAGATAAATATAAAACCAATATCTTTGCGGTGTTAATAAATAGTTCATTGACATATTAAGAATTAAATATAGTATATTAGTTTGATTGATTAGAATGACAGATTGTCGATCTGTAGGTCCCGAGATCTAAAGTTATAGGTTCAAATCCTGTTAGAATCGCAAATATACAAGATTATGATTGATTTAGATAAATTAGAAAAACGTATTGATAAATTATTTGAAACAGAAACTTCAGAAAGTTTAACTGAATGGTTATTGAATGAGAGAAAAAAATAATAAATATCGCAGGGTGGTAGCAGTGGTAGCTCGTTAGGCTCATAACCTAAAGGTCGTTGGTTCGAATCCAACCTCTGCAACAAATATATCGAGAGATTATTCCAAGGTGGTTAAATGGATTATGTTTTTAATCATAAGTCTTAGACAACGTTGGTTCAAATCCAGCATTTTTCGATATGTTAATAAATTAGTAGAAAGAATGAGAAGTGTTCGACCCCTCCGTCTGTGTAAAAGCAGGAAAGTTTTTAATTTGGTAAAAACATTCTACTAATTTATTGGAAGATTAACCCTAATAGGGAAGGGAGTGGTCTCGAAAACTACCAGTAGTCTGTAAAAAGGCGTGTCGGTTCGATTCCGACATCTTCCTCTGTTTATTTTGGGATATGGTGAAATTGGTATACACGAAGGACTTAAAATCCTTTGGTCATTGCGGTTGTGATGGTTCGATTCCCTTTACCTAAACAAGTTTTTTTTTGGAGGATAAATTAGAAAGGATTCTAAGCTTGTTTGCTAAACATGCGTACCTTAGGGTATTAGTTTCGAGTACTATATTCTCAGCAATTATGGATTTTTAGATTAATTGGTAAAAGCAGCTGACTCATAATCAGAAGATTGGAGGTTCAAGTCCTTTAGAATCCACGAATTATTTTCCTTTTGTTTTAGGATGATTATTTATTTTTTCAACACTTTAAGGCTGCTTAATTAATTTTAGGCAGTCTTTTTTTGTTTTTTAATTTTGTATATTGAAATAATTTTATTATTTTTATAAAAATATAAATCGTCAGTAAAAAGAAATAATTCTCAATGAAGAATAACAATCTAAACATAAAAAATATTGACAGTCTATCTCCTGTAGAATTAGATGAATATATAAAGATGTTATCTTTGTATAAGATGACAAATCTTGAAAAATCTTTGCAATCTAAAGATCCTTCTTCTATAATTAAGGCAAAATCTTATATTAATTCAATTTCAAAAAATAACAATGCTAAAGCTTTCATGTTTGATCCATTTTCTCCATATACAGATGGTAATGGATTTAAAAGAAAGAATCATCAGGTTGGATATGAAGTATTAAAAAATGTTGCAAAACATCCTATTGTGAAAACTGTACACAATACTAGAATATTTCAAATACAAAATTTTTTAAAATTTTCTAATGACGATCAAAAACAAGGATTTAACATAAGAAGAAAAAAAAGTATATTTACAACAAAAACAAAAGAAGTTGAAGAAGCCGATAAATCTATTATAGAAGAAATAGTAGAATTCTTAATGAATTCTAGAAGACCTATTAAAAAGAATAGTAAATCTTTAATAAATTTTGATGCTGCAAAATGGGATGAATATCCTGATTTTGACGATTGGGTAAGATTAATAGTAAATGACACTTATACATTCGATCAGATAGCTACAGAAAATATTCGTAATCGAAAATTTGAATTGCTTGCCTATAAGCCAATAGATGCTTCTACAGTACGTTATCTTGATACAATTGATAATAGATTTAAAGACTCTGGATTGTATGATGCTGATGAAGTTAACGGGTTTTTACCAAAATATGGGCAAGTAAAAGATGGCCAGATATTACACAATGAACAAACGAATCAACCTATTGTTTGGTATCCATGGGAATTAAGTTTTGCGATAAGAAATGGATCTACTGATATTTATTCTAATCAATACGGATTGTCTGAATTAGAAGTTCTTACAGATGTAATTACGTACTTTCTATATGGATTTCAATATAATGGTAATTTCTTTAAAAATGGAAGCAACCCTAAAGGTATTTTAAATATTGAAGATGAGATTGGTTCTGTTGATGTTTTAAAAGAATTCAAACAAGATTGGAGAGCTACAATCAAAGGTCCTGGAAATGAACATAGGATCCCTACTCTAGTGGGAACAAAGGCTAATTTTATAAAAATGCAAGAGAATAACAGAGATATGGAATTCCATAAATGGATAGAATTTCTTATTGTTATGATATGTTCAGTATATTGTATTGATCCAAGTGAACTTGGGTTTAATTTCCAAAATTCACAAATGTTTGGACAAGATGGACAAAAACAAAGACTTAATCATAGTCGTGAAAAAGGACTTAAACCAATGTTGAATTTTTTACAAAAATATATAACTAAATTTATAGTGTCAGAGATTAATTCTGATTTTGAATTTGTTTTTACAGGTGTTGATTTAGAAGATGAGACAGCTATTATTGAAAATGATAAAAAGAAAATGGATATGGGAGCTATATCATTGGAAGATATATTTGAAAAATATTCAGGAAGAAAAATTACAGATAATGACACAATATTAAATAATATAGCATTTCAATATAAATCTCAATTAAAATATGGAGGCCAAAATGAAAATGCTATTGTTGATAAAGAAAATGGAGGAGAAAATATTGGTGTCAAGAATCCATTTGATGCATTTGAAAAAGAATCTGAAACAAATCCAATTGTTAAATCAGCAACAGAATATATAAATAAAAATCTTAGATCGTAAACAATATGCAATCACAAAAATATCATATAGAAAGAGAAAGATATCCTAAAGTAACAAGGGGATATGAAAATGATATGCGTAAATCGTTCAATACAGTCATAAATAATAGTGTGGCTTATATCACCAAAAAAATGGTTGATATGAAAAAAAGTAAATGATGAAACAGATATTAAAATCAGAATTAAGTTCGTTTTTGAAAAAAAACAAATTAGCCAGAGTAAGTAAAGAATTTTTACAAGAAATGGCTGTTGGGGTATTAAATAATGATTTTGCAAAATCAATTAATAACAAGACAGGAAGTTTTAATAAAAGTATAGAAATAATTGATGTTATCTCTAAGAGTAAAGATTCTTTAGACAAATCTATCCAACATGAGAAAGTTATTTTAGTAACAGAAGATTTTATAGAAAAGTCTAAAAGTGGGGTTTATACTGATACTCCTGAAAATAGAAAACTTGGAAGAGTTGGTCAGAAGTTTGGAAATGAAAAAACAGAAAAATCTGAAGAAGAAAAAAAAGCTGAAGAAAAAAAGAAGTTTAAAGAAATATTTGATTTTCATGTGAATGATTTGACTAAAGAAATAACAAAACTATATGATTATATTAGCTATTCTGCTGCTTTGAAAAAATATTCAAACGTTTATGATAAAGATGTTATAAATGCTGCTTATAAAAAATCTGAGGTTATTTGGGAAAACGAAGGTGAAGAATAATATATGATATTTACAGATGATCAAATAATAGAAATACTTGAAATATTAGAATATCAATCAGCATTTTTGATTGCTACTAATATTGGAACGGATATGTTAACTCCTGATGAGGTGGCTATTCTTGAATCTTTTGATATGTCTGTGAAACATTTATATGATAAATTCCCACCAGCAGCTAAAGCATTCTTTTTTGGTCGTTTATCGGAGCTTATAGGAGATGTTAACGC